TTGTTCCATATCCGGTGGTGTTGAGGCTACGCTGGTTTGTTAGCTGACCACCTGTAAATTCTACTGTTGTATACTCACTTTCACCGTAGAACCCAGTTATCTGCGTACCTACCGTAAACTCTGTTGTTGCGTATGTTGTATCAAAATCATAAGCCCACTTCATAAATACAACTGAGTTGTTTGCACCAACCAGTGTAGGCTTTAGCTTCTTTAATATTTTAATTCTAGCACTATCACCAAATGTCAAGCTTGGGCTGTAGTATTTAAATCTGTAACCACTACCGTTATCGCTGTAACCTGTATACGTACTGATACCGTTAGTTGTACCTACGTGTAGCGTACCGTCTTCTAATCGTGTGTACGATGTGAACTTAGTTGACGGCCATCGAGTAACACGGTATGATCCATTTTCTAATGTACCTCGTACGTCAAAACAGTATGTTACATCCTGACCTGTAAAGGTTAACAGGTAGAATCCTTCTTCTGGACTGTATACCGATCTAAAGAACTGTGTCTCGTTCTGTAGCGCAGCAATAATATCTTTTGTAATGTTACCAGATAAACTACTGATAGGCATTGACTTTTCTTGTATTGTTCTGCCAAAGCTCTTAAGACCCGTATGTGACAAAAACAACACGTCTGTTCCGGTGTACTGCACAGTGTCCCTGTTGACGCAACCAATACCTGCTACGGTGTCTGACAACGTCATAGAAGCAGGAGAAGTAGCACCGTCGTACACAATAATGCTGTGCTTACCAAAAATAATTAACAGCCCGTTGTGAGCCGCTAAAGCTACAATCTCGTCATAACCATCGGGCCAGACTTTAGATACATCAATGTTGCCGCTAGAGCCTCCCGACCATGCTGCTCCGTCTAACAAATCAGACCAGTAAATAGTAGACTTGTTAGTACTAAAGTCTGCGGTCCACAAACGACCGTACGCTGCTAACACCTCGTGGCCGTACATAGTACTAGCAACGCCTGTAGCATGAGGATGACTTGACAGTGCTTCTACAGAGCCTACATGGTTTGAGTAAATCAATGGCTCGTAACCACGTTGAAAGAAAAACAAGTGGTCATTAAAATTAACAATCTTCCAGTCGTTAGCACTGATTGTATAACTACCGGGAGTCTCGTCTGCTAGTGTAGTTGTACCACTCATAATCTTGTTGTTGCCAACAGAGAATATCTTGGTGTTTCCTGCGTCGTCCCTATATTCTTTGATGCTGTACAAAGAGTCAGTACCAAGGACAGTCTTGTTTGTTGTTACAACAGTGTGGCCCTTACGTGCAGCAATACGACCACGTTTATCAATCACGGCGTTGTCTGCAATCTCTGCAAACGACGGGTCTTGAGCCAACGGCGAATCTTCGGTGTTAACACCTTTGAACGCCGGAGCTACAAGATTAATACTCTTAAGTTCTTGAGCCATATCAGATAGTCCTAAATACCATCTCTTCGGGGTGCTTTGCTGCGTCAATAGCAATAGCGTCAGACAAGTACTGGTTAGCAATAGTAAAGTACTCAGCAGTTGACGTACCGCCTGTCTCACCACGCTCACGAGCCAACAACGCTACAGCAAGGTGTATCACTGGCATAGCAGGAATAAGCAACTCATCAGTGTTAGCACTCAAGTCTGCTTGTCGCTTAACAGTGTCTACACGTATACTGTACACACCGTCTGGTGTTGGGCCTATAAGGATTTGTGTGTCACCGTTAGAATCTAAACCGTTATAGGTAAAGTACCGTGGCGTACCTTCTGCTGCGCTGCTAATGTACAACTGCTCGTTAAACCAGTCTTTAGTTTGATACTCTATAAAACAGTTTTGAGTATCATTAAGCATCGACATAACTTTAATGTTGTCACCACCGCCTGTCAGCGAGTATGTGTTGTCTGACGCAGCAGTAGATATTGTTATAGTCTCACGCAACGCAGACCAATCAGCTGCCTGACCAACCAATGTCTTAGCATCGTTAATAAAGTCACCTACCATTTTAACGTAGGTAGTACTAGTAACAGATGATGTTTCTTCTTCACGAAGTCTGCGTAGTACATTGTTCATAAGGTTAAGATATGTCATACAAGCATTCCTGACTGTCTACCAAAAAATTTATCAAGTTCTTCTTCAGCATTTATTTGTTTTTGTGGAGCAAGTGCTATAGGTGTTAACATTTGAAACGGACTAAGACCTTGAAGGAACGGATCAAACTGTATAACGTCTGGTTTAGAAAGTTGAGCAATAATTTGTTCTTGTTGTTGTCCAAGACCACCTAAACCTAAACCTAAACCTGCTCCAAGCATTCCTATGCCTTGTCCTAACTCTCCTAAGCCCTGACCAATTCCACCAATTTGAGTACCTAATCCTGCTACATCAGAAATTAAGCCAGTAAATTGACTAGCAACACTTTCTTCAAACGCTTGTTGTGCTTGTGCTTGGCTAAGTTGACCAGTCTGTAACGCTTCAATATCAACATTTACGTCAGAGAAAAGATCCGTAACGGTGCCACCAAAGGTTTCAAACTGCTCGCGAGTAGCATCATCAAGGTCATCAATATTCCCTTGAACATCAAGAACAGCTTGCTGTAAATCTTGTCGCTCTTCTTGTGCCGCTGTTTGTCCTGCCGCAACATCTTCTGCCGTTGCAAAACCTGCACCACTTAACGCGGCATCAATGTCTTCTGGTGTTGCAAACCCAGCGTTTGTTACAGCAGTGGTAATATCTTCTGGTGTAGCAAATCCTGCTGATGCTAACGCGCTTCCTAACTGCTCAGGCGTTACATAACCAGCATTAGACAAAGCGGTTGCTACATCCTCGGGAGTAGTAAATCCAGCATTTGATAAGGCAGTTACAATGTCTGTTGGAGTAGCAAAGCCAGCCGAAGCTAATGCACTTCCCAGTTGCTCTGGTGTTACATAACCGGCATTAGAAAGGGCGGTAGCAACGTCTTCTGGAGTTGTAAATCCGGAATTTGATAAAGCAGTTACAATGTCTGTTGGGGTAGCAAAACCTGATGCCGCTAAAGCACTGCCTAATTGTTCAGGCGTTACATATCCCGCATTAGATAAAGCAGTAGCAACATCTTCTGGAGTCGTAAAACCTGCGCTTGAAATTGCATTAACAACATCGTCTGGCGTAGCAAAACCTGACGCCGCCAAAGCACTACCTAGCTGTTCAGGTGTTACATATCCTGCGTTGGCTAAAGCAGTAGCAACATCTTCCGGTGTAGTAAATCCAGCATTTGTTAGTGCGGTAGTAATATCTTCCGGGGTGGCAAATCCGGCTTGCGCAAGAGCAGTGCCAATATCTTCTGGTGTTGCATAGCCCGCTTCAGCTACAGCATTAGCAACCTCTTCAGGTGTGGCAAAAGGTGTATTTTCTAAAACGCCTTCTACAATGCCACGTATTACCTCTGGGTCAGCATCTCTTCCGGGTTCGCCTCTTTCACCTTGTTCACCCCTTTCACCTTGTTCTCCTTGTTCTCCTCTTTCCCCTTGTTGTCCGTCTACGCCATCTACACCGTCTACACCATCAATACCATCAACCCCGTCACGACCGGGTTGCCCATCTACACCATCTACGCCGTCTACGCCATCTACACCGTCTACGCCATCTATGCCGTCTACACCATCTACACCGTCTGTTCCGTCTTGGCCCGGATCTCCTTGTGGCCCTTGAACCGGTGCTGGTGCAGGAGCTGGCGCAGGTGCTGGCGCAGGTGCTGGCGCAGGAGCTGGTGCAGGAGCTGGTGCAGGAGCTGGCGCAGGAGCTGGTGCAGGAAAATACTCAGGAAACAGTGTTTCAGTAACCGGAACGTCAGTAGGTGTTGTAGGCGGTGTGCCAGTTTCGCCGGACGTTTGTTGTTCATCTGTAGTAATTGGATCTACAGGATCTACAGGTTCTGGCTCTGGTGGCGGCTCAGGCGTTTCTATTGGATCTTCTTCATACTCAAACGGATCTACTTCCACTTCTAAATTAAGAGGGGTGTCTGGAGCCTCTTGAACATCAATCAAGATGTCTCGAATATCTTCGGAAACCTCACTTGTATCTGTTGGGTCTAAAAGAGGATTGCTTTCTGAAGAAGTGGGTGGCGGTATAAATTGTTGATTGCCAACAAACTCAAGGTCCATTAAAGCATCTTGGTCAATACTTGAGTGGAAGCCCGTAGTAGACTCTGTACCAGAAATTAATATATATCCGCCGTTAGAATCCATTGCTAGAACTAAACCATTTTCTACTAAAAGGTCACTAAGGCTTTCGAGGTTTTGGAAAGTGCCTTCGGCTGTAGTAAATACATCGCCTCCTCCTACTAAAATAGCTAACGCATCTTCAGGCAAGCCATGAGCAGATACGCCAGTGGCTGTAGTCCATGCGTTCTTGTCATTAACAAACTGCTCAAGAATTTGCTCAGGTGTAGCATCTGGGCTAACGCCTACAGGGAATCCAGCATCGTTATAGTAAACGCCATTAATTAGCTCGTCGCCTTCAAATGGGTTGTCTATATCTTGAAAACTAGGCTCAAACTCTTGAAATGGCTCAACATCCAAAAAATCTTGATCTGCTTCTGTTAAGTCAGCCGTAGTGTCTGCAAGCTCAGAGTCTGCGTCATCAACAGAGTTAGCCATAAAGTCTTCAACAGAAGGGCCGCTGGGTTGTGGTGATACCGCATAAGCCTGCTCATAAATAGACTGAAGGTTGCTTGATAAATCTCTTAGTTGATTAGCAATAGCTTCGTTTTGTTGTGCGGCTATAGCCTCGTTAACAGTATTGGCCATAACCCTGTTAACTTCTTCCATTGTGTCTTCGTTAACAATGCCGGCATATTCTGCAACGCGTTGTTCTAGCTCTCTTTGTCTCTCTTCAGATATTTCTTGTTGACCAACAATTCCATCAAGTAAGAATCCAGCAATTTCTCTAGCCCCAGCAAACAAGCCAGAAGAAACAATCTGATCCATATCTAACTCGCCATCAAATACTGCTTGGCGAATAGCTGTTTGGCCCATTGCATTTAAAACATTGTCTACTTCTTCAATGCCTGTTATTTCTGAAAGATCAATGCCGCCCAAAGCACTTTCAATTTGAGGGCCAATAATTTGACTTACGGCTTGGCCTAAACCAGCAGTAGCCGCAGTCTGAAGTAGTTGGTCAGGATCAATAGAGCCAGTAGTAATAGCTTGCGTTATTGCATTGCTAACAACAGCAGAGCCAACACCACCTAAAGCTGGAGCTAATGCCCCGCCAGACATAATGCCAATAGCAGTTGTAATCCCCATCTTTACAAAGTCAGCAAGGCCAGCATGGTCTTCGTCTACAACCTTTACATACGCAGAGCCATTCCATGCAAACTTGTCGCCGGAGTTACTGTATACAACAGGGTTAACACCGTACTTCTGTAGCAGTGCTTGGTTAGCGTCAGAGTTAATCCAGTTGTTGTAAGCGCCTTGTTGTGTACTGGTTTGTTGTCTGCGTAGGTTTTCTAAGTTTTGACCGGGATCACTAGGGTCAATAGTAAGGTCAGCGTCACCCTCAAGAATCATTTCTTGATCTTCGCTAAACCCAGCGTCAGCCTCTGACCAACTGCCTGTATCGTAGTCACCAGACTGAATTAATTGTTCACGCTCAGTCATGTAAGCAAGGTAGTTATCAAACGTACCAAATACTTCAGGAAGTCTATTTACCTTATCGCTTTCAAAGTAATCACGTAGCTCACTAACTGTTAACTGTTGTACTTCACCTTCTTGTCCATACAAGTAGTTTTGTGACGCACCACCACGCTCTCTACCTTCAACAAACGTAAACGTCATTTCTGTTTCAGGTTCTGGAGCGGAGGCAGGAGCAGGCTCGGGAGCAGGCGTAACAATGGGAGCTTGTTTTACAGGTTCGCCTTTAACACCGCCAGTCAACATACCTTCGTTGCCAACAGGCTCAGACGTAATTCGTAAACCTTCTTCTACTACGTCAGGATTCCTACGAATAAAATCAGTAGCTTCACCAATGGTTGCAAACTCTTGTGTGCCTATGTAATATGCCATTTACTTTTCCCTCGACACGCCCTTGGTTTTTTCATAAGAACGCATAGCACCAAGACCAAGCATACCCATTAATACAGGCATCATAGTCTCTAGGTCAATGAGTGGTATAGTAACTTCAATAGCCAACAGAGCTAAAACAAAGTTGGTAAACGGTATGACCATAAAGTTGCCCATCATACCTAGTACGCAACACCAGCCAACAGCAGGTCTCCAACCAGAGACAAACAAGGACTTGTGTGCTGCTTCTACCTTGTTAACCTCTAGTTGTGACTTAGAAAGCTCCTGAGCGTGTCTCTGAGCCATTGTAGCGACTTCATGAGCTAACCTAGCCTTCTGGTCCTTGTCCTGTACAAACTTGTCCAGAAGCCCTGTTACAGGCCCTATGAGCGACTCAATCATCTAGCAAACTCCAAGATAGCAATAGCCATAGTCACGATAAGAGCAATAGAAGCAAAGCCACCTGTCATCATCTTCTCTAGTTTGTCAAAGCGTTGATTGT